CTTTAAATTTACGTTTAGCCTCTGCTTTTACCCTAGAGTATAACGCTTTATTTACAGGAACATTCACTTCTCTTCTTGCCTCCCTTCTTTTTCTTCTTCTTTTTCTTAGTCGTAGAATGGTACATGGTAAGAATTAGGTAGTTCTTAGTATATTCTAAACGAAGTTTGGCCTAATGTCTCTGGTTTTGCAAGGTTAAATTGCTGTAGACAAAGATAACCAAAAGCATCAAATGCATGGTCAACTCCTAGATTTTTATTTGGTAAACCAGTATTGGGTGCATAAGTAAGAGTTCTAAGTGATTTTATCAATTCTTTACAACGTGGATGGATAAATGTTCTTCGATCTCCATTCGCATCTAACAGAGCAGTGTTAACAGAAGTGATCTTATCTCTAATCTTCCACGGACTTTTCGGACTCATAACAGTAAAACCAGACCTTCTGAGGATTGTATGGTCTGTAACACCAACTCCACTTGTCTTTCTCGCACTTCCAGTAGGGTCAGGACAGGCAATAATTCTTCGATCCACTCCATAGCGTCTTGTAACTTCTTCAGCAAAGTCCCATGTCGTAGCTCCACCCGTCAACATAATCTCATCAAATACATAAAGACAATCATTATGTTTAACAGCACAGATCCCTGCCATAGGGTCAACGTTAAAATCCAATCCGATTAACAATGGCAGCATGTGTAGGTCTTGCACTGCTTTATCAATATTGTCATCTCCAAAGCTGACAGCAACCAATCCAGTAAGATTTTCAAAACTTGCCTCAAATTCCTGTCTAAATGTCCTCGCATCTAACTGACTTCTGGCAGCCTCTACCTCCTCCTCTGCTACATTACCTCCCTGTATCGTGGTAAAGCTCCATCTAGCCCAATCATCCCACTCCTGCTCGCCACAATAACACCACATATCATAAAACCAGCTTGCAGTTCCATCAGGTGTAGAAATAAACAATGCCCAACCCTGTTTATCAGCCAATGCGGGTCTAATTACCTCCGCCCATACATCTCGATCCATAAACGCAGCCTCATCCAATACAACCCCTGCTAAACTTCTACCCCTCAATGCCATCGCATTTTCTGTTCCCTTTAACTCAATAGTTGATCCATTTATCAATTCCAACCTTAAATCTGTCTCATTCTTACTCTGAATCCATACCTTCGGTGTCAACCTTTTCAATTCTTTCCATGCAATATCCTTTGCCATACGATAAGTAGGAGCACAATAAAAATAAACCTCACCAGGTCGATTGATTGCTCCTCTAAGCAGTTCAATACAGCTTAAATAACTCTTTCCAAACCTTCTTCCTGCAACCAACACCCGAAATCTTTTATCACAATTAAATACCTCCCCCTGTGCATACCTTAAACTTATCTCTTCCTGTTTTTTTACCGCCATATCCTAAAAAATAACAAAAGTCTGAATAAGTACCCCCTCTTTATAGCCTATTTCAGCATTTTTAGGTTATAGTTTCAGTAACAACCCTTAACAAGATCAAGTCCGTGGCTTCTTCTACCTTCCCAGATAACATAAATAATAATCCAATAGTCCAACCAGCAAGAAAAAGAGTTCGTTCTGCTATGTCAGATGTCCTGAAACGTTCTCAAAGACTCTACGCTCGTCAACTTGAAGGGAAAACTACTCGCCAATTAGTCCTAGAACACGCAAATATAGAAGGTATTTCCGAAACTACCGCTTGGGATGATTGGAATAGAGTAAAAGTTTGGAATAATGAAGATTGGGAAAAAGATAGAGAGACTCTTCTACCACGCTTACAAGCCATGAGAGTGCGTTTATTTAATAAAGCAGTTAAAAAGGGTCAACTACAGACAGCAGCACAGATCTTAGACTCTCTAGGTAAAGTAATAGGCGAATCCGTAGAAACAGTAAACATTCAAGCTCCAGAACTTTCAATAAAAGTAGAACCAAAAAATTAACTGAAATATATTTAAGTTCCTCATGGCGATTTTTTGCAAAAAAAAGTCTGAAACAGTCCCCCCAAAGTCTGAAAAAGTCTGAAAAAAAATAGTCTGAAATAGTCTGAAAAAATTTCTCCCAGGGGGGTGAGGTCTGAAAAAGTTAGTAAGAATAAATAATAATAAAGTCTGGAATAGTTATATATGTTTGATATAATAGAATTAAGCTTTAGTAGTTTTTAAAATTAATTATCAAAAAAATCTCGAGATAAAAAAACATCAAAGAGATATAAAAGAAAATTAATTTATAAGATTACTCAAGCAATAAAAAACAAAATTATCTAACTTTCCAAAATGGCTAGACAATTAAAAACCCAAAACAAGGGGAGAAAAACGGTAGAAGTCAAAGTGACTTTAAAACCAGAAATAGCAAAATTACTTGATGCTGCTATTCAATTAAAAAATCCAGATTTAACAAGAAGTGGATTTTTAAAATTATGTCTTACTAAAGAATTAAGACTAATTACTTTAGGAGATCAATAGGATGAAATACAATTTAATTTTTTATGGAATAGGATTTTTAATTCTTATTATTTCAAATTCATTTGTAAACAATTTAGAAAAAGATTCTAATTATAAATATCTTTCAACTCAAAGATGTTTAGAAATTCAAACTGCACTAAATGAGGATTTAAAACAATGTCTATAAAAAAAGAAAAATCTTATTTAGCATTTATAAGAATTTCTGCGGGTTCTTCTTGGTATCAAACAGATAAACAAGAAGATTTTGAGCTAATGGCTTATAAAGCAGTAAAGCAAGCAAAAAAAGAATGGAAACATCTTTTTAAATTCAAAAAAGATGGCGAGTGGATTGTACCTATTTATGATGTTTCTAAATGCACGCAAGGTTGGATTGCTCAGTGTATGCCTTACGGGATTTTCCCAGTTTTAAAAAATGGGAAGCTTGGAAAAAAACCTTGTAAATGGGTTAAATCTATCAAACTTTATCATTAAGAATTTTTTCTTCCTGGGGAACATCAATCGATGATTATTTCCCCAAAAACATTACAACAACTAACTTTTTTTAATTATGACTATCAAAGAAACAACTTGGACAGTAAGCTCTACTAATCCAAAACAACATGGGAAAAAAGAAAAAACATTTTCTTTTTCTGCTACAACTAATTATCAAATTTCTGAAGAGGATTTGATTAGTTTATTAATTACTGCTGGTCAAGGCATTTCTTATTGGGGACAGATTTATGTAAATTTTGAACCTAATAAACCTTACGAAAAAGGATTTTTAACAATTGAAAGGGAAGGCGGTATTTATATTAATGTTAATAATTTAAATTTAGATTCAAACTTATATTGTTTAGATTATCAATGTTATGAGATCGAGGATAAATCAGAAATAGAAATTATAAAAGATAAAACAATAAGAGATTTTATTAATACTATTAAATCAATTATTGAACATCCAAACACTAAAGCAAGTTTAAAAAATTCTATTATTGATAGTTTAGCCAGTAAGGATTATGGCTATTTAGATGCTTTAGATATGGATTATATTATGCAAAAATGTATATTTGGAAAATTAGTTTATGGATAAATAAAAATTAAAATAGATTTATAAATAGATCAGGTTTTTATAATCTGGTCTATTTTTTTATATAAATCTGATATATAATAAATTTGTACTTTCCAATTTTTAAAAATGAAATTAATCCCTTACGGATCTAATCAAAACCTTGTAGAAATTAACAAGGATACTGAAATTTTTTATAGCTACAAGACGGCAGTCGCTGGAAAAATAAAAGGAAAATATTATAAGACTAATGAATGGTATTCAAGAACTACAACAAGACATATAAATAATTATCTTGGAAAATTAAAATATTATGAATGTGATCCTAGTTTTTTTGAATCCATAACAGATACAAATTATATAGATGTAACGCCAGTTGAAAAAGAACCATTATTAATTAAAGGAGTTTAAAAAAATGAAAAAAAAATTTAAAGATTTAATGATAGGTCAAAGTTTTAAAACTGAATTTTTATTTGATGATTGCTTAATTACTGGAATTAAAAAAAGTTCCCGTACTGCTTTAATGTGCCTTGATAATGACAGAAAAAACGACTTTATAATGTACATAGGCATGAATGAAAAAGTTTTTGAAAGTAATTTTTTTTATGGAGGTTTTACAAAATGAAATTTTCAGAAAAATATTTTCGAGGTTTAACACCTCAACAACATTATTTAAATAATGTTTGGTTTATTCAAACATTAGATAAGTTAAAAGATACTGGGAAATTATATATACCAGTTATAAATAAAACATTTAACAAGTATGGAGATTTAATTGAATGAACTATTCAGAAACTCAAAAAAGAATAATTATCGAACTTATAAAAGATAAGTTTCATACAAATAAGCAAAATATAGAATACTGTGAAAATTATATAAATGATGGTTTTTTAATGGAAGAAACGAAAGAGGAAAGAAAAAGAAACATTGAAAGTAATAAACAGTTAATAACAGAAACAAGGTTAGAACAAAGAGAATTATTTAAATTATTAAATAAATTTACCTTGGATGAAATAGAGGTTTAAAAGCCTCTATTTTTTTTTAAAAAAAATTTTTAATTTTGAATAGCTAACAATATTAATAAATTAGTTTACTATATATAGTGTTCACAGTAGAATACTGCTAGACACATACACTAACTTATGTCACTTTCCAAAAACAAAAAACCAGTGAATGAAAATTCAGTGAATGGTAAACCCATGAATGGGAAAGAAATTATCCCAAATAATGGGCAACCCATGAATGAATTGTATTTTCAATCAATCATGGGAGAATATTTGATTGATCCTCATGAATACTATGAAAATCAAGGTATTCGTAAAGCATACCTTTTAAATGATGAAGTCATGCTTAGAAAAATTCTTGAATGTGAGTATTAATTATGAATGAAAAAGAATTTAAAGAAAAAATGTATGCAAAACTTTATGATTCCATAGGGTTTTTAGTCACTAATCATACTTTTTTACCTAAGTCTATAGGTAAGGTAAATTTAAAATTATCCAAAAAAGAGTTAGCTAAATTAACTGACATTCTTTGGTATATTGCACATTCTGAATTATGGAAGGATAAAAATGGGTAGAAAAATGACTAAATTGGATAACTCAAATAAGTTATTCTTACATACACTTGGAAATCAAGTAGGTAGAGCAAAAATTCAAAGAAATAGAGATATTAAAAAAAATAGATTTATGAATACTATTCAAACAATTTCTAAAAAAACAAAATGAAAAAACAATTTACTTTTCATGAGGATGCTGCTCATGGGTGGTTAGAAGTCAGTTATAAAGACGTAACTGATGTTGACATTCACAATGAAATTTCTGAATTTTCTTATATAAATAGAACTACTGAAAAAATCTATTTAGAAGAAGATTGTGACTATACATTATTCATTAATGCTTTTAAAAATAAGTATGGTTATAAACCGTTAGAAGTTAATGGTAAATACCATGAAATATCACCCATAAGAGATTTACCTAGATATATAGGGTGGCAATTTAATCTCTATTGGAATCCATTAGAGGGAAAAAAATTAAGAGATTATCTTAATAGTGAGGTTAAAAATGGAAAGTAAAAAGCAAAGAATAGCATTAATAAATACTTTACTTAAGTATTATGATGCTTCAAATAATGAATCCTCTAATAGGTTATATGAGGATATTATTCATTTTACAGTTGGACTAAGTTATGAAGTAGCTAATGCGTGTCATGACATAGCAGAAAGAATGTATTTAAAAGGAAAGAAAAGCTATGAATCTTAAATTACAAGAAAAAGATGCAAGTGCATTATTTTTAGCACTTGATGAGATAGTGAATTTTGATTTATATAAAGAAAATTTATTTAGTCAGGATGAAAGAGAATCTATCTTATTTATTTATCAAAAAGTCAAACAATATAATCCATACCATTTAAAAAATAACCCAAAATATGTAGGTAAAAAATGAAACTTAAAAAAACTAGAAAAGAAAGAAAATGCTATGAATGTAAGACTCTCATTAATAAGGGAGATTTATACGGTCAAAGAAGCATAGCACTGGGAGAAAAAGTTAATGGAGAATCCCAAACTATAGAAGGTATGTACACTGTTGTTCATTACATGAGAATACCAGTTGATATGTGTAAATGTTGTTTGGAGAAAAATAAATGAAATATAAACAAAGATTCAAAGATATGCCCGTTGATGAATCATGGACTATCGAAAAAGATAGAGAAAGATTTATTAATGAGATAGCTGAGATAGCTTTTGGAGAAAATGCTATTGAACGTGGATATGATTTAGATGAAGTGATAGAGAAAATACAAGAATTTTCTGATCATGCACTTAAATGGGAAGAAGGAGAATTATGTTAGATAAAGATAAATGGGAAGAATCAAGAGAAGAAGCAAAAGACTTAGCTCAGGATTACCTTGATAAAGAAAAGACTAGATCAGAATGTGTCAAATATTTTGAGAGTCATTTTAGAATATCAACTTCAACTGCTAATAGATGGTATAACAGAATTTATAATGAATTAGTTATACCAGATATACATAATGCTTTAGAGTTAAAAGCTTATAAAGATAAAGTTGAAGAAGAAATAAATAAATGCTTAATTCAATTACCTACAATGACTAATCCAATAGAAAAAATAGAACTTATTTCTAAAATTACTAAAGCAAAAAAGGAGCTTAGAAAACTATGAGAAATTCTCATGATAATCACCAAAAAATGTTTACTTCAGTTATTACTGTTGAATTTGCATACAACAATAGATATGCCTACAACAAAGAAGAATACATTGAATTACTGAAGAATCAGTATTTAGAGGAATATAACATTCAGTTATCTGACTCTGAGATTACTGAGATTATGGAGCATGAATAATGAAAGAAAGATATGAACTATCTATTGATCCAATAGAAATACCAGAAGAAGATATAGATATATTTATTGTAGATGGAAAATTTAATACTAGAAATTATAAAGCTGTAAATTGGCTATGCACTAAACTTGAAAATGGACAAACAAGTTTAATTTTAGATATTCAAGAATTTGAGGAAGAATAAATGAGTGATTCATTTATGCACAAACATCAGGCTTCATTAGATCGTCAAAGAGAAGAAGCAGAAATTAATTGGTTATTTCCAGAAGATGATGAAGAAGAAGTAGAAGATAAAGACTTTCCTTACGAAGAAGAATAAATTAATTTTTTTTAGTTTTTTCTAAAAATTGATGTATTGATTCTCTTATTAAAAATCCTATAGATATACCAGGTCTGACTAATTTTTTTAAATTTTCGTACTCTTCTTTGTCAACACTGACACTGATTCTTTGCAAGTTCTGGCTCATAATGAATGGCATTTATATATCAACATAATATCACATTATCCTTGAATGGCTTTTTTTGATCCTTGAATGGCTTTTTTATATCATGAATGGCAATTTTAAGAAAAAGAAAAGAACCAAAAGAAAAAGAATATAATATATATAAATATATTTATTATTAATATATATAATAATATATATAATATATATACATATATGTATGTATAAAGAGAAG